TCCATCAAAATCTGATATATTCAAGCATTGATCTAATAATTGAGCATTTTCTTTTATTTGAACTCCAGTTACCGGTCCATGATATAAACAAATTTTGTATTCAGTCCTTAATTTATCTGGTTTAATGTATTTTTCTGGTTTATCAAATACAGACCAATGAATAAACATTATATCGGCTATAGTAATTACGCACGTGTCTATTAAATAGACTAAATTTGGATGGTTTAATGCCTTTACTATCGGAGTAAGTGCGTCCATACGGTGAGAATTATTTAAATTCGCATCGTGATTTCCAGGAATCATTAAAACAGGTCCAATATTACATAACTTTCTTAAAAATTCTTGAACTATATTCACTAATTCAGGAGTTACGTCAGTTTTAGAATGAACAATATCTCCTGTTAACAAAATTAAACTATCGTCTGTAAAAGTATTAGTTATGTATTTGTTTAATCTATCAAAAACTCTAGAATATTCATCATGTCTTTTAAAATTTCTAATGTGTATATCACTAATGTGGTATATTTTGTTTAATTTTTCAAGATCAAAAAATGTGTAATTACTTTTCATATTATTTAAAATTGCAATCTTTTCAATAAAAGATCTGCGAATGTTATAGGTTTAGCTTGTTGTAGTAAGTGTGTCATTTTTTCGAAACCCAGATCACTTGGGTCTTTACCTTCCAATTCAATTAAGTATACTTCTTTGCCATGGTCTAAAAGAGTCTGGGAGTATAGCAGGGCTTCTCTTAACGCATCTTTATCTAGCGCTAGATATATAGTTTTTACTTGGGACTCAACCAATTTTAACATTAATGCTTTTGGAATAGTTTTACCAAATAGAGGAATAGCGTTTCTTTTTATGGCAATAGCATCAAATACGCCTTCGCATAATATTACTGGCACATTCCAATTGATAAAATATTCCATGCCAACAATTTCTGTTTTATTTATAGCGGGTGCATCATATTTTAAAAATGGATCCTTTTCATAGGATCTAGCAATAAAGTAGTTTAATTTACCAGTCTTATCATAAGAAGGAACAATAACTTTATTTCTATATCTTCCTGTTTTGCAATATCCTAAATTGTATTTAAGGACATCTGGAGATTGTACACCTCTCATTTTTAAGTATGATACGGCTCGACGATAATCAAGCGATCCATCATTGTCAGTGATGGATTCAAATTCATTTGGTAAAAATACGCTTTTGTCTCTTTTGTCTTCGTCGATAATAGTTGTATCGTTCTTAAAATAACTTTTCATCTCTTTTAAACGTTCCAAATCAACACCTAATTTATTAAAAAGAGATACAGGAGTTTTTCCTTTTGTTTTAGGAAAACACGTCCAACAATTATATTTACCAGTCTTTACATTAATAATTAATTTTGGCTTTTTGTGATTGCAGAAAGGACAACTAAACGCATAATCTAATGTGTTTCTATCTTTTTTACCCTTACCGAGTACAGATTCTAAAAGTCCTAATACGTAGTCATGCGATTCCATACTAACTAATATAACGATTAAATTCTAATTAAAAAATAAAATTCTTATGTGTAGAAATAATTTGATGTACTTGAAAAATATTCTTTAATTGTATCGTAACTAACATTATATTTAATCTAGGTCTTAGATAATAAATAACCAAGGGGATGTTAATAGAGGATATAAATATAGAAAATATAAAAGATGAAGAATTAGATTTAATATATCTATTTCTATCTATAGAATTTGATTCCATGTCAATTGAAGATAAAATTCTCTGGATAAATTTAATGACGGTCATAGATAAAAATTTTACAGATGAATAGAAATAAAAATGGTTCTAAATTAGCTAAAGTATTGTTAGTTACTCTTAATGGATGCGATAAATGTAAGAAATTAAAAGCTTCTCTAGAAATAGAAAATATTAGTGTCTATAACATGGATTGCGATGATAATCCAAATTTTTGTGATGAACTAGAGAGTCAGACAAATACAAGCAATTATCCTATGGCTCTAACAGAACGAGGAAGCTTAGAGATGATACATTATGTGGCTGAATCTTACAAGGATCTTAAATATACGAATGTAATAAAAAATAATTATATTCTACAACCTTACTTGTCTCTTGAACTAATGATAGAGGCGTTAAAACAAAATAAATGAAACACAAAGACTTAATTATTAGAAAATTTAATGAATTAACTAACATTATTGCAGTGCAAGAATCAGCTATCTCTAGGTTAGAGCATCCAGATATTCTTAAGCAGCAATTAGAAAGAATGAGACTCAAATTAAATGAAATAGAGATTTTAATTAATAATGAAAATTCAACACAATTTTAATAAAAAGTAAAGGTTATGAAAAAATTAAGTGAACAACAGTTAATTGAAAATGTTAAAAAGTTTCTTGGATACATTGAAAAATATATTTCTAAAGAAAGAGCAGAAAAACTTCTTGATTTCTATATCTCAATAGAATTAAATCTAGCGACTGCTCCAGCATCTCCTAAAGCTAGTTTTCATAATTGTTTTCCTGGAGGATATGTAGATCATGTTATTCGGGTAGTTGAAGCTGCTCTAGTACTAGATAAGGTTTGGGATAGATTTAATCAAATCAAAAATTATACCACTGAAGAGTTAGTATTTTCAGCTATTAATCATGATCTTGGTAAATTAGGAATGGATATAACAGAACCATTTTATATTCCAAATGATTCCCAGTGGCACATAGATAAGCAAGGAGCTCATTATAAAATCAATCCTAAGTTAACTCATATGAGAATTTCTGATCGTAGCCTATACTATCTACAATTACATGGGATATCAGTCAGTGAAAATGAATTTTTAGCAATAAAATTGCATGACTCTCTATATGAAGAAAGTAACAAAGCATATTTAATGACATATAGCGAAGATACTCAGATTAAATCTAATTTAATCCACATATTGCATCAAGCTGATTTTATGGCTTCAAAAATAGAATGTCAAATAAATAAATAATATGTCGCTTGTATATCAACATAGAAAATTATTAGTATTTAAATGTCCTTTTTGCGATAAAGAAGGCAGTATTAATATTAAAAAATGGCATTTTAATAATTGTAAATTTAAAAAATAAATAAAATGATATTTGGAATTATCTCAATCATCCTATGGATAGGTACTATTATAGGATATGTAATTTGGAATTTAATAGAAAAAAATAAAAAATTAGAAGATGTAGTCATTAATCAAAGTAGTTTTGTAAATGAAACAATTGTATTACTTGATGAATTTAATGTATTAGTGAATAAAATTGATATGACTATGTGGGTTCAATCTGATCCTGAATTACATCAATTATTCGAAACAATTAAACAAATTCAACAACGTGTACAACAATTCACAGGGAGAAAATAAAATGGCTACAGAACAAGAAGTTGAATTTTTAGGTCTTACAAAAAAAGGCGTTCCAAGAAAAAGAAAGCCCAAAACAAAAAATAATTATTTTACTCCTGAAACTGAAGAAGCAATTCTCAAATATAGAAAATGTGAAAATCAAGCAGATAAAAATAAAATCTATAATGCAGAAATTCACAATTCTTTTTATAAGTTGGCTGAAAATATTATACACACTTTTAAATTTTATTACACAGAAGTAGATAATATTGAGGATTTAAAATATGAAGTCATTTCATTTTTATTACAGAAACTTCATCTATACGATCAATCAAAAGGAAAGGCTTTTTCTTATTTCGGTACAATAGCTAAAAGGTATTTAATAATTTACAATCAAAAAAATTATAAAAAATTAGTATCTAAAATACAAGTAGAAGAGATAGATAATCAAAATGAAACTCACGAAAGTCTAGTATTAAATCCTGATGAGCATACCGTAGATAGATTAGACGTTATAGAGATTTTTATTAAGCACGTAGATGATAATTTAATGGATCTTTTTGATAAAGATGATGAAGTAAAGGCAGCGGATGCTATATTGGAAATATTTAAAAAAAGAGAAAATATAGATATTTTTAATAAGAAAGCTCTCTTTATCTATGTTAAAGAAATAGCTAATGTACAATCTAATACTATAACAAAGGTAGTAAAAAAGCTTAAAACTATCTACCTAACTATCTTACAAGATCAAATAGAAAACCACGATCATGATATTTATATCTAAATATAAGCATGGAATTAGATAAAGAGATATTCCCAGGTAAAAAATTATCTGATCTCGTACAAGAAGTTTATAATAGACAACACAATCAAGATTCTACTATACAAGAAAAAATAGAGCAGATATCTGAAATGATTGAAGGACCTGGAGATGCTATTGTTTTAATGCCACAAATTAAAGGATTAATCGATTCTAGTTTAAAAAATGATGAGGTTTTAGTTAAATTATTAGCTTTATTTCAAAAAGCTTCTCAAGCTGCTCAAAAAGAATCTGAGAATATGGATGGACTCCTATCAGAAAAGGACATTGAACAATTGATGAAAGAGGTTAATGCTGTTAATTCTACAGTAAAACAAATAACCGATAAATAATTTAAAAGATGGCCGGTATTTTAGGCAATCCTAATAATCAAACTCAAGATAATACTAACTTAGGCCCTGGATATATAATTGGTAGGGTAAAAGATATCGTGTTAGGTCCTATAAAACAAGGAGAATTAAATATTAAAGATTCTAATTTCACAGGATATGGTGATATAGGCAAAATTACTTTTGATATTTTATATTCTCCTGTGATATTATCTATGGGAGGAGTTTCTAAGTCTGCATATCCAATGTTTAGTTTTATAAAACAACTACCAGTAATTCATGAAATAGTTTATATAGTTCCCGGTCCATCTCC